TCTTTTTTCAGCGCGAGATAATGCTTGCATGTAGGCCTCTTGTTATGTTACCAGGTGTTGATAGTATTATTCCTCCCACTAGCCTTCTTTACACGTTTTAGAACATCACGAAAACCCGAGTCAGGCTTATGAAGGCCTAATCGGGTTGGGTCTGCAATATTAGGAACGGTGATTTGTTGTTCTAAGTGAGGGTTTGCTTCTTTGAATGAATCTAATTCATTCATTGGCATGCTAATAATAGATTCTTTTTTAGTAGTCTTATTATAGAAAGTATAATTAGCCATTAAAATGAATACCCTTAGACGCCCAATACTTTTGAACGTCATCTTTATTTAGCGGATCGAGACCTTTGGTAATCATCTCTTCTTCTACTAAATCTTGTAAGTGAGCTTTTTCACTTAAGTTACGAGGGTTATAATATTCATCAATTATTTTAGATGATTCTGGGTTACTATTTAACATTTGTTGTGTCATCGACTAGCTCCTGTAATTTTGGTCTCATTCTTAGAAGTGCTTCTGGTTCTAAAACGTGCATAACTTCAATAGTAGCTCTTATTCCTATCCGTCTTCCAATACTACAGTAATAATATGCCACGATTGCTATAATAAATGTATATCCAACTGCAAAAATAAAATTATCCATGTTCACTCATCATCATAAGAAAGGAGGCGGTCGAGATTCTTTGATCTTAATGCATTATCATAATTGCGATATTGCTTTTGGTTACGATCTCTTTTAACTTCTTTAAATGACATATTGTCTTCATCAATGTATCCAGTTTTTTTCTTTGTAGGCTTTATATCAAATTTGCTAAATTTGTTAGGCTTAGACATTACTGAAACAGCTCCGGAAAAACTGACTTTACAAGATCTTCTGTAATATTTTTATATGGACTTTTCTTGTCTTTCATAGCTATCAATAATTTAGCATCATCTGGGCTAACATTTTCAAGCATAGAAATAAAAATATTCTCTCTCTTAATTTGTTTAAGATTAGGATTACCACCTTCTACCAAAAGATAGAATTTGCTGACTTCATTGAGAAGAGCCTTTGGCTCATCGTACATATTTGGTTTGTATGGAGGTTCGCCTTCTGGCAAAAGAAATTTGACATTTGGGTCAAACATACCTTTTAAGATCATCTTAAGAGAGTAGTGTCCATTCTTTACAAGAGCTTCTACTCGTTCTTCTTTCTTTTTCAATTTATCAATTTCACTTAAAGTCTTAGATATAGAATTCATTTTAAATATTGTTCCAGTCATTAAAAGTCACCAACATTTTCCATTAGAAGTTTCAATTTGTGAGTGATAAAGTAATTAAACAATTTACTTCTATCTTTACCAGATTCACTATGATATTTATTAATAACTTCATCTTTAATCTGATCAGGTACCATTGAAAGGTCAACCATCTGTTTATTACGCATGAAGTTTCTGTCTGCTACTCTGTCTAAAAGAAATACACCATCATTATAGATTTTATCAATCTTCTTTTGAGTAAGAGGCTTCTGTCTTTTTTCAGTAACAAACGTATCATCATCCGATAATACATTAGGAATCCCATCACCAGCATCACCCTTTAAGATATGCTCAAATAAATATTTTGAGGGATTGTCGTGATGAATCCACTTCTTTCGAACAGGATCATATTGTTTGACGTTTGCGTAAGTCTGGAGCTGAACAAAATCTTTATCCCCAGAAAGTATCAATATCCTTTCACCATAGCTCATTTCATTACCAAATTGCTTGACGAGTGAAGCTATAATGTCATCTGCCTCAGCAGATTCGACTTGAATTAACCTATAAGGAAAATTTTCTTTGATCTCTTGTTTAATCTTATTGAAGCATTCGAACACATGAGTCCAATTTATTTCAGAAGCATCTCGTGCTTTCTTACGATTGGCTTTATAATACGGGAATGCTTGCTTGCGCCAATAGTTTTTATCGTCACAAGCAATAATAATCTCACCATATTCATCTCCAAACTTAGCTTTGTAAGAGCGGAGTGAATTAATTACCATATGTCTAAACAATCCCTCTTCAATAGGAATGTTTGTATGATTTCCCAACTGCATCATTAAGTTGGAAATCATTACTTGATTGAAGTCCACCAAAATCATTTTAAAGTTTCCACATAATCTGTTACTATATCTTATTATATAGTATTATTAATAAATTGTCAAGTATTTTCTTCAATTAATCTTTCCATTTCTTCTCTAGCTTCACCATCAATTGTAATGACGTTTTCTGCTATTTCTTGGAAAGCATGTGGAACTTTTTTGATAGAATAAAGGAGTGACTTAATAGACTCTTCCATAAAAACTATATTCTTGACTGATTGCTCATCTGGTTTAACTTGCAAGCCATATGAAGACAATACAGCAAACACAGCTTCAACAGCATCGTCTGCAACTTCATCACAATAGTCTTTACGGATTAGTTCTATATGGTCGATGGATTCTTCAGCATTTGAAGGGAAAAATTTAGCTGGATTTTTAGAAGGGAAAGCTATAATATTGTCAGTCATTTTACCTCGTAACCTTTAGCAGGATCGATGTACTATTTATACGATCTGTAAAGTTGGTTGGACCTGCTGAGATCTCATCCATTAGTTTACGAAGAACAATCTTACCACCTGATAACACTTTCTTGAGAGTCTCCTCAGTGTTACGGCCAAAACGTTTTGTCAACGAGGTGTCAACATCATAACCATCGACAGCAGTGCGCTTAATAGTAAGCCCTGCAGGACCCCTAGCACGAAAGACCGTGAGCTTATTACTTTTAGTGTCGAAAGTCCAAAGTTCTTGAGCGCCAATAATCGTTGATGGGTCAATCGATTGTAGTTTATACTCATTGTAAGCCTTTAGATATGTGAAATGTTTCAATAGCTTTTCTGTAGAAGGAGCCTTCTTCTTACGAGGAGCACGAGCTTTCTTTACATTGCCAGCAAATCGACGACAATCATTTAATAGATCACTGATAATCTGATGCTTATCTTGCATCTGTTTCTTGGTATAGTGCTCATAACCTTCCTTATCGCCATTTAGGACAGTACTATACTCTTCAATCAATGGTTGATAGAAATCAGCAATCTTATTGGCATGCATTGCAGGAATTTCGTTCTTTTGCAACCATTCATACATATTGAATTTATCACCAGTATCGATAAGAGCTTCTACGTCTCCAATGATGTCTTGAACACGTTCCTTCACCCTTTCTTGAATAGAAGGCTTGTCTACAACCTTCTTAGGCTTTTCTTCGACGTAATAACCAACAGCTATCTTAATATCTTCATTTACACGAATCAAATCATTGGGCTCCAGATCACGATTATGATTGGTTGCAATACGACAAAGCCATGCAGCAGTAAGAGGAATCTTACTTTCTGGGATCTTGTCTACGACCTTCTGGATTAACTTATCAGATTTAAAATAATCCTTAATGTACTGACGAGCTTCTTCGTTCTCTGTCATGTAGTTATACCAAGCAAGAGCTTTCAGCAGCTCTACTTTGGTTGTAACATTCTTTGGCTCTTCACCAAGGTATTTCCAATTGACTAGATAGGTTTCAGATTTGGTTGCACGTTTGACTTTCTTAGTACGTCCAATCTTCAATGCTGACTTAGCCATTTACCAAATTCCTTCGATTACATTCTTGTTCTAACATCTCTGCAGCTATAAGATAATGTTGTTCAGATTTCAACAGCTCTGCCTTGAGCTGATAAATTTCCTTAACAAGCCGTTCATTGGCAAACTTCTGACCAAGATACAGCTCATACCATTTATCTGCATCATCCAATGCATCGCGAAGTTCTTGATTCATATAATATCCTTTCTTATTTTTTAATAATATCATACTATATATAAAAAGTCAACATATATATTAATGGAGGATTTTATTATGAATAAACAAGTGGTTATATCAGGAATGGGTGCAGTTACGGCTGCTGGGATTGGAATTGCCAAGCTTTGGGAGTCAGCTTCCAAAGGAATCTCCGGAATTAAAAATTTTGAGTATGAATGGTCTGGTCATAATACCAATACAATATTTCATGGTGGTAGGGTACAGGATTTTGTATTTACAGACCACTATAATAAATCGGAAGAATTGTTATTTGATCCTTTTACAGCTTATGGATTACTTGCTACAAAAGAAGCAATAGAAAATTCTGGTCTTACAGAAGAAGAAGTAGCTGGAACAAGAACAGCAGTTGTATTTGGAACTGGTCTTGGTGGAGCTACTACAATTGACCAAACATCATACAAACAATACGATTTAAAAGAAAAAAGACTCTCTCCTTTTACCATTCCTAAGATTATGCCAAATGCTGCTGCAAGTCATATTTGTATTAAGCATAATATTAATGGTCCTAGTTTTACAATAGCCACTGCTTGTGCTTCATCTACACAAGCTATTGGTATTGGTTTACATTTAATTAGAAGTGGTTTAGTTGATAGAGCTATCGTAGGTGGTAGTGAAGCACTTATATCTGCTGGTGGAATGAGAACATGGGAAGTAATGAGAGTACTTTCACCAGATGCACTAAGACCTTTTTCCAAGAATAGAAGTGGTACTGTATTGGGTGAAGGTTCTGGTATGCTAGTTTTAGAAAGTGTTGAAAGTATAAAAAAACGAAATGGTAAGGCTTTAGCATATCTTATGGGATTTGGTACTTCAACAGACGGTAAGGATATTGTTAAGCCTGATGTAGATGGTGCATCTCTAGCTATAGAAGCTTCTCTAAAAGATGCTGGTGTTGATAAAAAGCAAATTAAATACATTAATGCTCATGGTACAGGCACACCTCTCAATGATTTAAACGAGACTACTGCTATAAGAAAAGTATTTGGAAAGTATGCAGATAGTCTATCAATATCATCTACTAAGCCTATTACAGGACATGTACTTGGAGGAACAGGTGCATTGGAAACTATATTAACAGTTCTTGCAATGGAAAACAGTTTTATACCTCCAACTATTAACTATACAGAACCGGATGAGCTATGTGACTTAGACTATACACCTAATATAGGAAAGTCTACTGATATTCCTTATGCAATGACTAACTCTTTTGCATTTGGAGGAATCAATGCCGTGCTAACCCTCGGTAATATCAAGTATTTTTAAAAAACCTTGATATTTCAAAGGCATATTTTTCTTGCTTTTTTTATTAAATTATCATATATTGATAATATAGAGAAACAGAGGAAAACAAATATGGCTACTCGTTCATTGATTGCCCTTGATAACACTGGTGTTTTTACGTCAATTTACTGCCATTGGGATGGCTATCTTACTGGTGTTGGTAGGATTCTTTTAGAAAACTACACTGATATCAACGATGTAGAGGAACTCCTTGATTTAGGTGATCTTTCTACGCTTGGTTATCATCCTACAGAATGCAAGCCTTTTGCAAAAGAGACCAATGATTTTGCCAAGGATTTCAGCTCGTTACAGAATCTCATCATATATTTCCACAATTCTGATTGCGAATATCTGTATATTTTCAATGGATTAGGCTGGGAATATATGACGAAGAAAATGTTACATACAATATTGCTTGTTCCTTCGGACGTTAAACCTCCAAAACAAGCAAAATTGTAAGATAACTCGTTGAATTCACACTGAAAAATCGCCATTGATATTACAGGGTTTTTTCTAGACCCTTGATATTAGTGGCGTTTTTTTTCGTTTGGTCGTCCAGAATCCTAGGATCTGCATAATTGCACAACCTGCTAAACCAACCAAAAAAATTTCCCTGTAATATCAAAGGCTTGTTTTTTCAAGATTTTTTAATAAAAACGTTGCCTTTTTTATCGATCTGTGCGATATTAATACTATGAGCAATGGAGAGATACAAATGGATTATATGAAATTGGATCTTCCTTCCATCCGAGGCCTTCTTTCGGTTTGGGAGAGTCACTGGAGCATGTTGAGAGATCTTGGTCTTTCTACTTCGGAAGCTGACATCAAGCTTGAAATTTTGAAGTTCATCTTGGTCCAGAAGGT